CAGCCCCGAGGGTCATGAGGGTCCACGAGGACATGTCCAGCATGAAGCCGGCATTCTCGGGAACGTACGGAGCGCAACGCACGGTAACCGGCCCACCGGGGCAGGTCATGACGAGCGTGCTGTAGCCGAAGTTCGCGCTACCAGAAGTGCTATCACGATACGCGCGCGAACCGAGCTCCATCTCGAGACGAGCCCAGTTGCTGTAGCTCAGCCAGAGCGTCTTGGGCTTCTGGTTGACGCGACGCATGGTGCTATCCAGAGCCTTAGCCGACTCCTCGATGGAGCCGAGATACGCCTGGCGCCAGCCGCCGAGCTGCTGCGGGTGCAGCGTACGAGCGACACCGAAGAAGGTATCGGTCGGGTCGGAAGCGGGGATCCACGCCGGGATACCGCTGAGCACGCTGTTCACGTTGCCATCGCGGACAACGTGGTCGGCGGCCGCGAGCGAAGCATCGAGTGCAGCGCTCACCGTGACAACGCCAGTGGCGAAGTTCACGCCGGTAACGATCCGCGTACCGCCAGCACGCTCCGTGAGGGGCGCGCCACCGGTGCCGTCGTTGTCGTAGAAGCGGATAACCTCGTTGACGTGGAAGCCAATCGCGTCGGCCGGAGTGGCCAGCGTGAAGGTCGTCCCAGTCCCGGGGTCGGCCGCGAGGATACCAGCGCTGGCAGTGCCGTCCGACCACAGATGCTTCTCGAGCTCGAGACCCATCATCTGGATCTGGCCCTCGTACTCACGCTCACGCAGGCGGAAGAACGCGCCCTGGTCGTTCTTAGCCGCCATCAGCGTCCGCGCATCCAGGCGAAGACCGCCGTAGCCGGCCACAGGCGTGATCGTCCAAGCCTTACCGTAGACTGGGCTGGCATTGTCGATCGCAGCGCGGAGGTTCGCGCTCTGACCCTGAGGCAGGTCGAGCTGCATCGGGATGATGGTCTGGATACCGGTCAGCTCGTCCGAGCGCTTGATAGCGCTAAGGGTCGGCTTGTCGGTGGCAAGCAGAAGGTCGACCTTCCGCTGGGGATAACGAGTCTTGAAGAACGCGGTCAGCGAGGTCGTGAAAGACCCGCTGAACACATTGGTCGGAATAGCCATAGTTTAAGAAACAGCCTTTACTTAGAAGCAGCTCACCAAACAGGGACGTCGATGCCGGCAGCTTTCAGCGCTGCAGCCCGAAGTGCCTTGTCGTCGAGCTCAGCCGGAGCCGAGCGACTTGGTTGCTCTGCGAGATCTTTTGCAAACAACGATGGCGCACTAGCGACCGAGGTCGAAGGCGCAGGGGCGGGGCCATAGAGTTTGTCGCGCTGGGCCACCAGCAGCTTCTCGGCACGTTCAGCGGCCTGAGCAGGCGACAGCGTCACCTTCCAGCCGGATGCACGCGATTCCTGAAGAGCGACTTCGTACAGAATCTCGGTGAACGTGTCAGGGTCACGCTTAGCGAGATTGCTCAGTACAGGGTATGCATCTGCGGCGAGCTGGGCACCATGAGAGCGGAGTTCTCCCTGGTAGGCAGCGATCTGGGCAGCGCGGTTACTCTGTTCGAGCTGGGAGACTTTGTTGCGGAGCTCGACCACCTCAGGCGATTCCTTCACCTGGGCGATCTGCTTCTTCATGCGGTACTCGATGGGCGCCGCATCACCGAGGGCGTCCATGTACAACTCCTCAGCGACCTTGGCAGCTTGCGCAGGACTGAGGTCCGGCTTGGCGCGACGGATGGTTCCAACTGGATCAGCCTCGAAGGCAGCCCAGTCGAACGCAGTCGGGGGCGGAGCTGCCCGTGCGGCCTCTAGCGCCGCTTTGGTGGAAGCAAGTTCCGCTTCGAGCTCACCGAGTCGGAGATCCGGGGCGGGGACGGCGGCAACAGGAGCAACCACTGCAGCGGGCACCACAGGGGCGGCAGGCACAGGGGCTTCGGCTTGCGGGGCATTGGCCTCCTCAGGGGCAGCGGTAGCAACAGCAGCGGCTAGCGCAGCCTCGAACGAAGCCTCGGGGGTTTCGACGGCGGCGAGATCAACAGGCGTGGGGGTATCGAGCATTTACTGCATTCCTCCTTGTGGAAGCATCGGCGGCACGCCCATGCCAGGAGGACCAGGAGGACCAGCAGACATCGGTGCACCTGGGGCCATCCCGGGCGCAGGCATGCCGGGCAGGCCATCGGGGCCCATCACAGGGCCGGTCGGTGCTGCCGGGACAGGTTGGTTAACGAGCGATTCGGCGGTAAGCAGCCAAACGCGGAACAGGATCTGGACATCTTCAGGCGCGTCGAGCGACTTAATATGCAGGTAGGTGTTATTGACCATCTCGATGGCCATCGCGAGGTTCATGTGCGGGTCGGGTGACTGACCAGCTTCGCCATCGAGCATTTTCTCGATCATGTTAGCGATGGCGTCGTTGTTAGCCGCCTGGAGCTGCGAGATAGCCTCGAGGTCGGGCTCGCCGGACATGGCCTTGTACTGCTCTGGTGACACGAGCTGCCGGTCCAGCCAGAAGTTGATTTTATCCCTGCGCGCTGCGGGGCTCATGTTGAGCACAGAGCTCGCCGCGATCTGCATGACGTACTTGTCAGCATCGAGATCGCACTGCTTCCAGTCGATCTGCTGGATGACGTTCGCGCTGCGGAACTTGGTAGTGCGGTTGACCTTCTGGTCCTTGAACAGCTCAGCGCTACAGCGCACGATCTCCCGAGCTACGTCGAGATACCACTCCTCGAGGGCTTGAACGCGGTCGTTGAAGCGCTCGTCCTCGTGACCTGCCATTTCACGAACCGCGTCAGCGCTATCAGCTCGCCAGCCGTCGGGCATTTTGTTGCCGCTAGACATCTGACTAACGCCCTGTGACTCGTGAGCACGAGCCCAGGTACGTTCGCGCTCGTTGTAAATCTCAGGGTTGAACGCAGGCCAAACCTCCACCTCGGGCTTGACGCCGCGGTAACGAATTTCCTTGCCGATGTCGTTGTCGAGACGGGTACCGACGAAACCAGAGCCCTGGTCGACGAACACGCGCGGGACGCACATGACGTCCTGGCCCCACTCGATGTCGAAGTTGAGCTTGTTAAGACGCACCTGGTAGCCAACAAGGTCACCAACCACAGAGCGGCCGTAGAAGCCGGTCAGCGGATCGGACCACTTCAGCGGAATCAGCGGTGGCTTGTCATGCTTGTAGGACTCGCTGTGAAGGGTCGCGTTCTCGATGCTGACGTCGTACAGACCGTCACCACCACCCGGAATAGATGGCAGCTTCCAGGTCTCGATGAGCACGAGCTGCTCGTTACTGGGCGTGCGGTAGCTGGTGTACTGAAAGTTCTCGGCCTGGGCTTCGTCGATGGTGATCGCGTAGGCTGGGTACATCTTCTTGAGCGCCATACGCGAGACAAGGCGCCTGTGGTGCCAGGTCTGGGGCTGCTGATTGCTCACGCACTCGCGCTGATCGATCACGATCTCGTCGGGGTTGACGCGCTCAGCGCAGATAGTCTTGCGCTTGCGATCGACGCCGATCTTGAGGAAGCCGGTGCCGTAGACAAGTGCGTCGCGGAAGACCACACGGCCTAGGCGGTGGATACCGAGCCCCTGGAACTCGCCCCACAGGTACTTGTCCAGAGCGCGTCCCCTGCGGTAGACGCTGAAGTCAGCCCCGCGGGTGTAGACGGTAGCCTTAGGCTTCATGCTGCCGATGCGAGCCACCAGGGTATCGACTACCGCCTGGATGACGTTGTCCGTGTTCGGCGTTAGCGGCCGTACAGAGGACATCAGTGCGGAGTTCCACTGAAAGCTCATCGGTTCGCGATTGCTGTAAAGGCGCGCGTTCAACATGTTGCTCGCATGCACGTCGAGCTGGTCTTCCTCGAGCGCGCGCACGTGGTTGAACAGCGCCTGATGACGCGGCGTAAGGTGAGCGGTCTCGCCCTCAGGCTTAACCGGGCACTCGTGCCATGCGCCCTGGATGAAGTCGCTCATCGGATATCGAAGAGCGACGGATCGCTATAGATAGGATCCAGGTGATCGCGCATAACGTCGCGCAACCGCTGAGCACCGTCGGACAGCACAGGCTTGCGGGCGATAGCGTCGACATCGTCGGCCTGTACGGGACCAAGCTTGAGACTCAAGCCATTAGGGGCTGTGTACTCAGTAACGCCGTTCGCGCGCAGCAGCTTGATAAGAATGTTCAGCTCGCTCAGTTCCAAGGGTTCCTTTTGTCGAGCCCGCCCAGCCACTTCGAGGCGCGCTCTTGGTCCACCTTGGCTTGCGCCATGTGCTCCATCGCGGCGAACTCGGTGGCCCGGTCGTGGGCAATCGTGCCGGGAACTAGCTTGCTAGCCGGCGTTGCGCTGAAGTGGTGAAAGCTATGCCGCCACACGTAGAGCAACGCGTCGCATAGGTGGTTCGGCTGGGAGGGGTTCTCTTTGAGTTTCCCGGTGCGAGCAAGGAGCGACTTGTCGTCGTCCTCGTGCATGAGCCACTGAAGGGTACGGAGCTCGAGGCTGAGGTTAGATCCTTCAATGATCCGAACCTTGCCTGCATGGAAGTCAGCATTGAGCAGCTCGATGTGGTCGAACTTCTCGCGCTTCTCGGCAGGCAGGATGTTGAAGCCGAAGCGCTTGTTCAGCGTCTCGACGACCAGCGTACCTAGGCCACCGAAGTCCCCGACCATTGCGTCGAAGCCTTTAAACCGCCCGTAGACTGCAGCGATGGCGTCGGCAATAGCGAAGATGTCCTGGTGGTTCTGCTTCCAGTCGTAGACGTGGTACAGCTCGTGCGAGGTCATGCTGTAAGCACAGACCACGATGGCGTAGTCGTCCTCGAAGCCGAGGTCCAGACCCATGATGAAGCGCCAGTCGTGGCCGGTCGGTAGCCCGTGCTCGGCACCGCGGTCGATATCGGGAGCCCAGGTAACGGTGCTGGCGTTGCTGCGGTACAGCTCGTTGTAGGCGTAGACGTAGGAACCAGTCGCTGGTACCCACTCGCCGAGATGCTCCCTGCGCCAAGTCGGGTGGTCATCGCCCCAGTTGGAGTTGAACTTCGTCTCGAGAGACTCAGCCCACAGGTGGGGGATGGTTACGTTATCCTGGCGGGTCCAGGTGTGCCGGCTCCAAAAGGACGTGTTGGCCGGGTTAGCTACCCAGTACTGCTCTGGGTTGCTGTGCGTGCGACTATAGGGGCGCTTTCCACCATCGGGGAGGGTTACTTCGAAGCTTACGGCTGTAGCCCAGTAGAACGGACCTTGCAGCATGTTTCCGGGGGTACCGATCATCATGATGGTCCCGAGGCGGTCGCCTAGCGCAGGCCAGATGACGTCGTCGACGAGCTCTTCAAGAATGCGCGGGTTATAAGACTTGCACTCGTCGATGATGCAGAGGTCGTACTTGCCACCACGCAGCTTCTCGATCTCCTCGAGTGACTCGGCGCCAATCAGCATGATGGTGCTGCCGTTGGCGAACGTGATCATCATGTCGTGCAGGTGCCACTGGAGGTCTAGGCCATAGGTCTTGGCAAAGGCCTTCATTTCCTTCCAGTAGATGTTCTTGGCGTGCTTGATCGTAAGAGTGCAGATCACCACGCGTGCATCGGCACGGCGAAGGCAGGTATCGAAGGCGTAGCCCATAGCGGTCCAGGACTTGCCCGCACGACGGGGGCAGATAACTGCTTTACGCCGGTGCTTGTCCTCGATGACGGCAAGCTGTTGCGGGAACAGGCTGCTACGAATGGCAGCTGCTGTAGCGCCAAAGGTGGCACTACGCTCAAGGACTATGCGGTTATCCTGAACTAGGCAGTTCAGAATGATGTCGGTTTGAAGGCTTATGGCTTGGCGGTCTTGGCAGCCTGCGTAGGCCCATAGACCAAAGAGTCAAAGCGTTCGAAAGGTATCCGTACCGTTCCCGATGCCGTCTTGCACAACACCAGCCGGGAATCCTCATCGGACTCGCAGGAGCTGATCCCTGCAGCGGGACCGCTCTTGACGCTCCAGTAGCTGAGCCCGAGCTCGAGGCTAGGGTTCAGCAGGCGGAAGCGGGTAACGGCGTACCTCAAGAGAGTCCCCCGCGGTACCGGACGGTGCTCGAGGTCGCCTGGACTAACCCGAGGTCAGGTACGCTTCGATGCGCGGGGGAAATGGTTAGCGCCCTACCGTGAGCGGAATGCGCTGTGCGTTCGAGAGCTCGCGCTGGGCGAGGGCTTCGTAGGCCTGGGCACGGGGGCCGGGGGGTAGGGACAAAAGATGCTCTAAGGCAGCTGCTGTGCGCTGCTCAGGGGTAGCCGCTTCGCCGATCTTGCGGATGATCTCGGCCCATAGGCGGGATTCGCCGGAGAGCATCTTGGTAGCGGTAGCGAGATCTCCCGCGGCCTTGGAATGCGCCTGGTCGAAGCCGGGCTTCTTAGACATCGCGCTCTCAAGCCGGGCGCGGTTTTCCCTCACGAGGGCTAGGGCCTCGACGACTTCATCAGCTACTTCGAGCAGGTCGGCCATAGATGCAAAGCAACCCGGAACAGTAGGGAGGAGCTACTGTGAACTCCGGGTTACTGTGACAGCGTGGCACACTTTTGGTTCGGTGTCAACAAAAGTTCACAGGTAACCGAGCGAGCGCTCTTCAGCGAGCGAGGGCTAGGACCAACCGCGCGTAAGCATTAGCTCGGAAAATGTGACACAGATGTTGCAGGGGTTCTTGTTGACTCCGCTGTGCAAAAGTGTACTGTGTGAGTTGGGGAGCGGGAGCGAGCCAACGAACACGCACTCTCGGGCTTCGGGAAACACACAAGACGCCCGCAGCGAGGGACGAGCGAGGGCGGTAAGGTCGCCTGTGGGTAAGGTTACCTAGGTAAGCATCGGTTACCTAGGTATAGCTATATGTACGCTCACCTTCAGCTGTTCGCTGCATCCGTAGCTTTCGAGTTCGCATACGTTGCCTGGGCTAGAGCTGCATCACGCTCGCACGGCGCACAAACCGTTGCTTGGAGCGTGATTACAGCAGGATTAGGCCTGCTGGGAATCAAAGGCGCGCTGGAGCTGGACTGCGGCGTAATTGCTTACCTAGGCGGCGTAGGCCTAGGAGCTAGCATTAGCGCCTGGTTAGGGCATCGGCAGGCATCGGTTACCTAGGTATAGCTATATAGCTATACTTATACCTTCCCGTCGTACAGCTGTACGCTTCATGTCCAGCGCTCTGTAAGCAGTCGCCTACAATGCGCGGTCACCTACCAGGGCTCCCCCGCGCTCATAGCCGCAGCGCGTTATAGTGCACTTCGTGTGCACGCTTACACAGCGCTACAAGTTCTGAATTTTACACACCCTGGGGATACCCGCTAGCACGCGCCGTGCCAATAATAGCCGGGGAAATTCATGTACTTATGCCGCGACATTTGTGTCACAGGCATAGCTGTCATAGCACCTAAGGATATCACGCGCTTAGGCCTATGGTACGACATGCATG